CCTCGGAACTGGAAGAAAAGACCACCTGTTGCATTAGTTGTGTCAATAGCTCCGTCGGTTACGGATCGCATAGTGATCCAAGTAGCGGTATCTGCTGTTGAAGGTGCGCCGTTAGATCCTTCTAAAATAACCCGACTTGTACCGCCTGTAGGCCCGGTGATTTGAACAGTCTTATCTGGTAGGTTGGCCGCGGATAGAGGATTACCCCTACCCGATATAGTAGCTGACCAGGTGTGTTGATAGACCCCTCGGGCAATGTAATTCCCGGAGCCTAACAGGGCCGAGATAGCTGTGGTCATGTCCTATTCCTTTCGTGTATAGTCAGGGACAGCATCCGTTACTTGTTGCCGAGACCTATACTTTCCGAATTGCTCTTTAATGTTATTCAGGTCTGGAAGCCCACCCTTCGTCCAGTGGGAGTCGTCATCATGCCTAAGGGAGAGGATAACTTCTTGTAAAGTCTGCGGTCTATCATCATCTACCTTTTTAGAGGTGGTGCCCGTTTTTGGGGCGGAGTCCTCTGGCTTATCATCCTTAGAAGTATAAAGGCTGTCTTCCGTTATACCAAGACTCTCTAGTCCCTCCTTCGTGGTTCTTCTTAGAATAGACCAAACGAAGGTTGGTACTTCTTCCTTAGGGATTACTTCACCGCCATCGGAATAGAAGCGCCCACCTTGGATGATAACTGGGGTTTCTCCTTCTTTCACAAATCGCTTGTAAGGAGACTTAGACTGCAATATCATGCGGTTCGTCTCCTCCTCGTGTACATAGTTGTGAACTTTGTCAAGTGTAAGTGGCATCACTTCCTTCCTTTCAAACTAGCTTTACGCTCCTTTTCAATCTTCTTTTCCTTAGCTTCCTTTTCTGCCATTTCGTCCTTTCTATGCCAACCATAAAGAGGTCTAGAAATCTGACCAGTTTGTGGATTTACCTTACATTTATTAGCATATAAAAGAGTGCTTTCCTGTGGGATTCTATGAATGAGCTCAAAGTGACGCATCATACCACATAGGTAGGCAACAGCTTGTCCTCCAAATTCTGACGTATTCCCGTCGGGATACACAAAATCAGCGCCGTATATAGTAACTTCCTTGACGCGGATATGAATAGCATATGCCAACATATAAGCAACTGTATTAACACAGAATATGTCATCTGAAATCGTCTCAACAACATCCGAAAGAGGGTACTCGATAGCCGTCGGATAGTCGGGGTAAGCGGTACTTGTGAAAATCGGCTTATCATGGGCTTTAATCCATTTAGCGTAACTCGGAGATCTCTTTTCAATCCACTTGAAGTCGTCCATGATAAACAGCTTATCATGCTGGAATCCCTTAATACCCCTGTTAAGTGTCCATACCTCATCGAAAGGATTTTCATAGTATTTATCACTCATACATTCACGAACAAATGCTACCATACTGGCACCTAGGGCGACGATGGCAACTCTTTTAGGGCGAGTTAGAAGTGCCTCAACATTGATGCCACCATCGGCCTGGGGCCGACTTTTTCTACTCTTACTCATCTTATTCTCCGTTATTATTAGATAGTGTTGCTACCAGCCCACTGCCTCAACGTACATGACAGGGGCTGCGGTTCCGAAGCCACTCGACGGTTCCCAAGTCGTCGGGAGTTCTACTAAACCAGTTGCAGCCGCCGCATCCGAAGCCGACTGATGATAGCCGTGGATGGAGTGGTTTTCCTGGTCGTAGTTCCAGACGTAATTGTTTACCAAGCCTGCAGCAACAGTGGTAGGCGATGGGTATTGAGTGACGATTACATAATCGACATTCCTAACCATACCCAAAGTAGTCGGTAGGGGGATACCCCCAGATGACGGATAAGTTCCAGCACCAGTTATCTCAAGAACAAGCTTCACGGTATTCCGTTTCTTCTTGCCCTCGATGAACCTATTCTGAACTGTCTCCGTCCAGTGTGTAGCAGTAATCGCTGCCATTTTCTCTCTCCTTTACCTTCCTATTAACCCTCCCCCTTTCGGGATACAAGGGGTTGCTTACGCTAAGAAGGTCGGTTAGTAGTTAGGTTGCTTTCTTCATACCAGTAACGTTGCCTGGCTCTTCCCACCTGGGCTCTACATAGAGGATAGCCTTGGCATAGACGCCGACGGTCGCAGCCGTGGTAGCGTGTACCTCGACCAACGAACCAGGCTTAATCTCGACATAGTATGTAGGAAGATGATAGATGCTCTTGTGATTGGCCCCACTCGACGGGAGTGAGATCGTAAACAAGTGCGTCGGAGTACCAGCGGTAGAGATGTCGGCCTCAAAACGGCAACCTACAGCAGCCCCAGTAAAGGCAGTAGTCGGGCTCTCCATAATGATTGCAGCACCGCGGATAATATGCGGAACAAGGCCTGGGCCCCATTTCGCAGCTATGGTCGTAACGGCGAGATCCATCCCATTCATGACCGCGGTCGCACCTGCGGCGGTCGGGCCTTGAGCTGGAATCATCTCGACTTCGTAGCGGCTATGAACATAAGCCATACTGATAGTCTCCTAATCAGTGGTCCTCAACCTAATCCAGGGACCATTCCCCGTTAGGTGTCTTGGACCTTATACTTACGATGAAGTAACGTGTACTATCCGAGCCTCGCCAGCATTGGCGGTGTCCCAGATAATACCAAACTCCAGGATTCCGTACCAAGCCGCTGCGTTGGAACGACCAAAGTCGTGTCCTACGTTGACCTGTGCGCGGATTTCGGGAGTTAGTACTTCTGCCATCGCAACTGCGTCCTGACCGAAAACAACTCCTTCACCAAGGACGGAGTTAGTTCCCTTCTTACCAAGGGCATTTGCGTGGTTAGTTTCGAGATGGCGGATGTTCTCAATTTTACCAATCTCGTTGTTGTACTTAGCCTGGGGGTCTGTGTATTTATGCCATTCCTCCCAAGCTGGGTCCCTCTTAATACCCCTCATACCCAGGGTGCGGAAGATCGCCATGTAGTCGTCGCCTTCCCACGGTGGAGTGTTTAGAGTATCAAAGAGATAGTCACGAATCTCCTCAACATGGAATACATTCCAGTTGGCGGTTGCCGATGTGCTGGCCGTGCCGTCAGTATCGAATGTACCAGCCGCGACGCCTGTCGGGATATACTTAACCTGAGCATTCTTAAAGGGCGTCGATGCCTTAGTGTCGAGAGATAACCTCATCTGATCCCGTAGACGACGTTGGACGCCATTGTCCAGATCAAAGAAGGTAAGATCTTCTGCAAAACTGGTAAAGGGAACAGACCGACCAACCTCAGTCACCGTGATCGAGGTTGTTGAGATCGAATAACTATCTTCTGGGATACGCTCACCTTCCGTCAAGTCCGGAGTGGTGGGCTCAGAGATAGTCGCGATGCGTGTCAAGGTGATAGTATCACCCTTCTTCCTGCCATACCCATCAACTCCTTGAACGAAATCCATGAATACTGCATTCTCAAGGGCAGCCATATACAAGCGCTTGCTCATAGCATGGCTTTTGAAAACACCTGTCGGCGCATCAAGAGTCCACTTGAATTGTGCCATTGTAGGCTCCTATGCTTGTTTTCGTGTTGAACTTTCCCGCCGCTTTTTATTCCGCTCTCGGATAGCGGCGTTCAAGGTCGGTGGGATATGGTCCTGCTCCTCATCTTCTTCTACTGCGGGAGCCGGAGCAGGTTGGGTATCACCCTCAAGTGCCGTAGTGGTAGCGCCTGATTTGCTTCCAATACCCTTTTGCTTATTTGCCAGCCTTAGTATTTCCTTCTGAGTAAGCTCGGCCAGCTTCTTCCTTACTGTCTTACCCTTTAGGTCTTTTAGGACGTCCCAGTGTTGCTCCATGACCATTCTTACGATATGGGCCTCTTCTTTTAATTCTGGAGAGTCGCCGTAGAAATCATCCCAGAATACCTGCCTAGCCTGGTCTTGTTGGTATGCTCCTGTTATCTCCTTTGTAACCTTATCCGCAACCTCCTCGCCGTGTAGTCGGAGAGCTTCGTTTGGATCTGTAAATAGCAACTCTTCATAGTTTACCGGCTCTGTATCCGGGGAAACTTCACGTTCCTGCGGTATGTTTGCCGTTGCTGTAGAATTGGATTTCTGCTCTATACTGTAGGCTTCCGCTGCTGCCTTTGGCATACTGTAAAGAGCGCCGTCGATGGCGACTTCTACCATGTCGTCGGATTCAGGTTCTGTACTGACAGGCTCTTCGTCAACGGAGCGATCAGCTTCTCCGCCACCAATACTAGTATCGGCCTGTGACAGGATTTCACTGTCATCCCGTGGAGCTTCCTCACCGGCCTCTCGTGTGCCTTCTTCTACTTCTTCTTCAACTGTAGTGGTTTTCTTAACCTTCTTAGCCATCTTATATTCTCCTTTGTCCTTTTGGCAGCTTCTTCTTCTTGGGTTTAGCTTTTATATCCTTATCTGAAAGTGCTCGGCCAGATTGTATAGTCATGCCAGTTGGCATACTCTGAACTGACTTGAAATCCTTATCACTAAATGCACGCCCATCTTCAGCCATATCACTCTCCTAACTCAATCTCTGCGGCTGCTACGCCTTGCCTCACCTTGCTTTCGAGAAAAACTCTGAAATCTCGTAATCCAGCGATTTCACCAATACTACCCCTCAATAATGTATCCGTCAATGTATCGTTTTTATAATGAGCAATTAATTTATCTAATATACTCTCCTCCTGACTTATTAACCACTCCTCAGTTACAGAGCGGAT